CGCATCCGTTGAGTTTGGCAAGTTTTTGGGCCGGGGGTTGAACGGTAATTATGGGATCACGCGGGCCAGCTAAAAAGCCAGCACAATCGCACAAGAAAAATGGAACATACCGTGCGGATCGGCATGGTGGTGTCGGTCTGCGTGCCGAATTGCCAATGGCCCCTGCTGATATGTCTCCGCAAGCATCTGCATATTGGGCTGTAATTGGCCGCGAGCTGTCCGATGCAGGACTCATCTCCGGGATTGATCGAACGGCGTTTCGAATGTTGTGCGAATCAATGGTGATTTATTTGGAGGCGATGGACGAAATCAGAGAGAAGGGAATGATCGCATATACGGACAAGGGTTTTCCGATTCAGCATCCAGCGATCGGGATTCGCAATACGGCATGGACACAGATCGTATCGGCGTGCAAACAATTCGGAATGACGCCAAGCAGCAGAACCGGACTGCATTTGGAAACAAAGCAAGAAGATGATGACATTAATGGGATTCTCGGTCTAGGGGTTGTAAATTGAAACGAGCTAAAGGAATTTCCGCGAGACTCAAGTCGCTGGAGAAACTTCTCCGCGATAAGCGTCCACGGTCCGCGCTCGAATTGGCTTGCATAAACCGTCAGAAGAACGATCTCGACGAAGGGCATAAACGCGGCCTGCAATGGGATGAGGATGCGGCACAAAGGGCCGTGAATTTCTTTCCGTTGCTGCGGCATTGGAAGGGGAAATGGGCTGGAACTCCGATGACTCTGGAGTCGTATCAAGAGCATTTGATTATTGCACCATTGTTTGGCTGGAAGCAGGAGGCTACGAATCTTCGTCGTTTTAGGACAGGGTACGTTGAGCAGCCGAGAAAACAGGGAAAGACAACGATCGGTGCCGGAATTGCGTTGCAGGGATTGGTTGCGGATCAAGAGCCTGGAGCCGAAGTGTACGCGGCGGCCACTAAGCGTGATCAGGCTTGCATTTTGTTTAATGATTCCAAACGGTGTCTCGGTCCGCAACTGAAACAAAAAATCAAGCAATATCAATTCTCTTTGACGTTCGATCAATTGAATGGCAGCTTTCAGCCGCTTTCCGCCGATCACGATAGTTTGGACGGTCTCAATATTCATCGGGCCGTTATCGATGAGCTTCATGCGCACAAGGAACGCGGACTGTGGGACGTATTGCTAGGTTCCGTCGGTGCAAGATCTCAGCCTCTCGTTATTGCAATCACGACGGCTGGTGATGACGACAAGAGCATTTGCGGCGAGGTCCGAAATCAATTGGCTATTCCGGCGATCAGCGGCGAGCCTGGTTGCGACGATGCGTTTTTCACATTCATTTCTTGTGCCGATATCGAAGATGATTGGCAAGACCCTCAAACATGGCTGAAAGCAAATCCTAATCTGGGCGTTAGCCTGAATATAGAATTCCTTGAAAATCTGTGTCGGCAGGCTCGGGCGTCTAAGGCGTCAGAAAATAATTTTCGCAGAAAGCATTTGAATCAATGGATTACAGGTGCGTCGGAATGGCTGGCTCCTGCCGTTTGGGCATCATGCAAGTCCGATGAAGAACCAAATCTTGACGGTAAAGAATGCTTCATTGGTGTTGACATCGGAACACGTGACGACTTCGCTGCGGTCGGAAGGCTTTTCCCGGAACGTATTGTGATTCCCTCGCGAACGGAACAGCAAAACGATGAAGAACGAAAATTGATGGACGATGGATCGTTGCCGGAAGAACAGCAGAAACGAGCAAGATTCAAGATCCGCAGCGCTTATTGCGACGTCACACTATGGGTTCCCGAAAATGGACGAAGGGATATTCGCGAGGCTCCATTGGTTAACTGGATTGATAGGGGTCTTGTTAATGTCGCTGGTGGCAGTAGCACTGATTTTGACGCAATGTTGGACCAGATCGTCAAGGATTCCGAATTATATGACGTCCGACAGATCGCAATTGACCCCAACAATGCGAGGCAGTTTGGATCGGACTTGGTGGAACTTGGGTTCGAGGTGTTCAATTTCACACAGAATACTCGCAACTATCATGAGCCAATGGAAGAGTTCGCGTCGTTGGTTAAGTCGGGGAATTTCAAGCATCCTGGGCATGACGTGTTGTCTTGGATGATTGGAAATGTTCGCATTAGGTCACGTAACGGATACATGATGCCGTGGAAGGAAAAGTGCCCCGACAAGATTGACGGTGCTGTTTCCCTTCTCATGGCGACGGGAGTTGCAATGTTTTGCGACAAGCCGGTCAATAGCGGCAAGTTCTACGAAACACACGAACTGGAATTTATTTGATGAAGCTGAAGCTGCGAAACGCTCTCGGATATGTCGGTTGCACGCTAATTTGCGGCTCGCTATGGGTATTGCATCCTGCGTTTGCAGTCGGGTTTATTGGGGTTGCGGTCCTGGCGTGCGGCGTTTGGCTGGCGAAGATCGGCAGCGAGTTGACCGTCGAACTGAAATTGACTCCAGAGATTTCCACCGATAAGGATCAAACATGATTGCTGACGTAATTTCGTCGATGCTTTGGTCTAAGTCGCAACCAAAAAACGCGACAATTGAGAATCCGGCATTGTCGCTGCAAGATCCCCGTACATGGGATGAACTGCTTGCGGGGACGGAATCGGACGCTGGCGTTCGCGTTACGCATGCGACGGCGTTGAGTATTGGTGCGGTGTGGCAATCCGTATCGACGATCTCCGGCGACGTGGCAACGGCTACGCTGAACATCTATCGGACCGAAGACGACGGCGATATGAACGTCGACCTAGACCATGACGCTCAGTATTTGATTTCCGTTCAGCCTAATGATGAAATGTCGGCGTTCGAGTTCTGGCGTCGATACATGGTGCATGCGCTGCTATGGCAGGACGCTTACGCATTCGTCCTGCGCGAGGGTCGATCGTCTAAGGGCCGCGTTACTGACATTCTGAACCTGTTGCCGGACCGCACGAAGCCAGTTCGGTACGACGACGGGACGCTTTACTATGTCTCTGAGATCGACGGCGAACTCGAACCGTTTCGAGCGGACGAGATCATTCACACGAAGGGGTTGTCGGTCGATCCGTCGAAGGGCATGGACTTGGTCGAGAAGGCCAAGAACAGTTTCGGCCTTTCGCTCGCTGCGGAAGGGTTCGGTTCTCGGTTCTTCAAGAACGGAACTCAGTCAGGCGGTATTCTTGAAATCCCGGCATCGATGACCGAGAAAGCCAAGCAGGTTCTCGAAGAGGGATTCAGTCGCAAATATGCTGGTAAGGACAACTGGTTTAAGACCGTCATCCTGCGAGACGGGGCGAAGTTCAACGCGACAACTATCGACGCTCAAAAATCGCAGATGCACGAACTGCGAGAGGATCAGGTTCGCGAGACGGCTCGATTCTTTAACCTCCCGCCATTCAAACTCGGTCTGTCCGACTCGGTGTCTTACAACTCGCAGGAGCAAGCTCAAATCGTGTACCTCACGGGATGCCTGAATCATTGGTTCTCGGCGATTCGTGGAGAGTGCAATATCAAATTACTCAGTCTGAACGAGCGAAAAAGCGGAAAGTGGAAATGTCGTCACGATGTTTCCGAACTGCTCAAAACCGACCAGAAGACTCATACGGATGTTGTGGTCGCTCAACTGACGGCAACGATCATCAATCCAGACGAAGCTCGTCAGCAGCTTGGATACAATAAGCGTGCTGACGGACAAGGACACATCTACGGAAACCCAAATACGACTCCCGGACCGGCGGCAACTCCCGAAAGCGACGATGAGACGCCAGCCAATGAACCTGGAGGCGGACAGGGTGACGATCCTGGAAACGATCCCGATGAGGGATCGCAAGCACTTAAAGAACTGTTCCAAAAGACAGTTGACCGTGTCGCACGTCGGGTGTGCTTCGATGCACGGAACGCGGCGAAGAAACCGGCAACGTTCGCCAAATGGATCGACGGTAAGGCATTCGAACATCGAGACATATTCGCCGAGCAAGTCAAGCTCGTTGTGAGAGTGATCGACATGAAGAACGCGGACTCGCTAACAGTCGCATTGGACGGGAAGTTCTTCTCGTTGCTGATCGACGACCTTTCTCCGTTGCTGAATCCTCCTTATTCCGCGAACGATCTGTCTATCAATGTCGATGGCCATTGTTCTGACTTCGAAGAGACGATCGCGAAACAATTAACTGAACTCGTTTTTGCAAAGGATACCAAATGCGTACAGGCTGCCTGAACCGAACTCCGTTCGATTTGTCCAACGTCGATAAGTTTCTGAACTCGATCAAGTCAGAATCGTTCATCGTTTATACCCGGAACGCCAAGGGCGATGAACCAGCGGAACTGTGCATCTATGACGTTGTTGGCAAGGACTGGGACGGAACAGGAATCGACGCGAAGGACGTATCGGCGTTCCTTGCGGAGAATCGCGGGAAAGCGGTCAACGTCAAGATCAACAGTCCGGGCGGATTGGTTTACGACGGTCTCACGATTTACAACTCGTTGATTGCCCATGACGGGCCGGTAACTGCGACGATCGAAGGTATCGCGGCGTCTATCGCTTCAATCATTGCAATGGCAGCGGATAAAGTCCGCATGTCTGCCGTGGCCTCGATGATGGTTCACCGTGCGATCGGCGTTTGCATCGGCAACGAAGGCGATATGGAAGATTGCCGGGCATGGCTTGCGACGATCGATAAGCAACTGTCAAACGTATATGCGGGCAAAACAGGCCGCAAGGCATCAACGATGCTGGATTATATGAAGGGCAACGTTGACGGTACGTTGTTCGACGCTCAGGCGGCACTCGATGCGAAGTTGATTGATGAGATCATTCCGGTTCGCGGCGACAAGAAAAAGAACGCGAAGAATGAAACTGAGAATCCACTTGAAGATGATTCTGTCGAAGTTGGAATTCGAAACGAAATCACTAAAGCACTTGCTGCGGAAACGCATCGCAAAATGATGAAACAAAAAGCATCGGCGCGGTTGCGAGTATTGGAGGTCAGCGGGGAATGAGCGAATCGACAATCGAATTTAAACGACGAGACGGCAAACCATTAGGAACTCCGGTCGATCCAACGTTAATAGAAGCTGCTATGAAAAAAGCAGTTTCTGAAAACGACGAGCGACGCAAGGCGGCAAATGGACGTTGCAGGCTCAATAATGATCTCTGCGACGGAGAAAGCGGATCGTGCCGTGCTGAAGTTGTTTGGGACGCGGAAGGCGATTTGATCGACTTCAATCCTAATGCAATACAGATCGACGAAATCGCACTTGAGCGAGTCGGACAAGGTTTCACGCAGATGTGTATCGCGGTCAATGTGAGGATCGGCGATAGGTGGTACGAGTTGATCAGGGACCGAGAAACGTCGTCTAACAGTCATCGTCTGACGGCGAAGCAGATTCGCGATATCGTGGAGGCGAAATGAAAGAGCCAGAACAAAAAACGCCGGGCGGTTTCTTTAATGAAAACGGCAAGTATGAACAGTTCGAGACGACGACGTTAACGGCCAGCGAATCAATCGGCATCCAGGTCGAACCGGACGTCCACAAATATTGGCCGGAATCAATCAAGGCTACCGTCGGTTCGTTCGAAGTCTTTTGCGATCCGCTGGACCGGTCGAAATTCGCTTGCACGATCGACGGTATCGACGTCAGGCAGGCTAGGCGAATCGAGATCGTGATTGCTGCCGGGGAACGACCGAGCGTTAAGATTGAATTTGTGCCGAAGTCGCGTCGACAAGATATGGATTCCGGTGCGTCTTCGGTTTGAAGAAATAGTCTCTATCATTGGTGGCGTGCATCAAGTCGTATCCGTCCGACCACCATTCCTGATGATCGGCTGGTTTTAATCCGTATGTCGTGATTACCCATCGCTGAAATAATGTCGTATTCGTGCAATCGGGCATCGAATCGTTCCATTCTGGGTGTTGTTTGTATTCCTCCCGGAACCTCAAAACGGCCGCACGCATATCAATTCCCGGCGGTCCTTCGAAAACTCCGTCGATCGTGAAATCGCTGTATTCTCCGCGTGTCAGTAAGTAAATCATGATTCCTGAAAAGACCTTTCCTCGATGATGTCCGCTACGAGTTCAGCGAATGAATCGATGATTTTCACTTTTGCATTAAGTTCATCGAGTTTACGCATCCTGAATTCCAGAGCCTCTTCAAACTTCTTAATGGACTCGTCTTTCATCTTGAACTGCTCGGCGAATGCGTGATTGTCGCGGCGAAGCTGGGCGATGGTTTGCTGAAGTTCGTCTGTGGTGAGCTCAACTTTGTATTCGACGTTCGTTGGCGCGGGTGATTGATTCGCCTCTACCTTAGCAATCCGATCCGAAATCGTTTGCAGCAGAAAAAGAACTTCGTTCGCTGGCTTTTCGACAACCGGCTCAGATGCGTTCGGGACCGCTTCCGGTTTTGCTTCTGGCTGTTGCTTCCACGATGCTGGCGGTTCGACTTTCAATTCAATCTCCTCAAAAACTCTTCGACGTCTTCGTTCTCAATCTCGTAGCGACCACCGTTGAAGCGTCCAGTCAGTTTTACAACCTCACCAGTCTTTCGATTCCGAAGACCTTTTCGTATCCACTCACAAATCGTTTTCGGCGTCTTGCCGGTTTTAATCGCAACCTGTTTTGCTTCCATTCGACGTCCTTGAATCGGAAATAACATATCGAACAATTCATACAATTATAACAAATCGAACGCGAAGGCATCAATCTCTATTGTGGTATCATCATGATAGGTTAGTGTTAATTCACAATTCATAGCCGAACCGCGTCTACACGCCGTTTGGCAGCAGGTCGAGTAGTTTCGGTCTAAACCGAAATCGCTCACTGATGACAGGAAACAACCCTGTCGCCGGTGTGCGGCTCGATCCATTTTCGCATACGTCCCGGCGACTCAGCTAGGACGTGAGAAAAATGGCAAACCTGAAAGACCTGCAAGACAAGCGGCTCGATCTCGCAAACAAGATCAAGGAATTCGCAACCGCCGAAGACGCCAAGGGCGATACCGGTTGGTCCGCAGAAACGACTGCCGCGTGGGACGCGCTCAATGCGGACTACGATTCGACCAAGACAGAACTCGACTCGGAATCTGAACGAGCATCGAAAGCGGAAGCCGACAAGATCGCCCGCGAAAACCGTTTGCAAGACATCCTGAACTACAAGCCGTCGATCATCAATCGCATCGGTCGCGACGGTGCCGGATTCGAAACAGGCCCACGCAATCAAAGTTCGTTCAACGGCGGTCAAAACGAACATGAAACGATGGCAATGGCCATGCAAGGATGGATGCTGAATCAGGTGGCTCCATCGAAGATCACCGACAAGCATCACAAGGCCGCTGCTCAATATGGCATTGGCATCTCCGATCGCGAATTCTCGATCGGTCTGACCAACAACTGGAAGCACGTCAAGAACCAGTTCGATATCTCCCGATCGTCGAATACGCTTTCTAGTCAAACCGGCGGTTCCGGTGGCTTCACGTTCGGCGAAACGTTCATTGGCAATCTCGAATTGGCTATGCTGGCCTATGGCGGGATGCTGCAGGTCGCCGACGTAATCCGAACGACAACGTCCGAGCCGATGCGATGGCCAACCGCCAACGATACAACGAATACCGGTCGCCAACTTGGCGAATCGGCTGCGGTAACGACTCTCGATCCGACCTTCGCTCAGGTGATCTGGAACGCTTACAAGTTCACCAGCGACGAAATCCTTGTCCCTTACGAATTGCTCCGCGACAACGCGGTAAACCTGCTGGACAAGATTTCTGAACTGCTCGGGATTCGCCTCGGTCGTATTCAGAACAAGAAATTCACGATCGGTTCAGGTGCGAATACCGCCAAGGGTATCGTGACTGCCGCAACCACTGGCGTTACTTGCGCAAGCTCGACGGCAATCGCTGCTGACGAACTGATTGACCTCGAACACTCGATCGACCCAAGCCGACGATCGATGCCGGGTGTCGGTTATATGTTCAACGACGGCATTCTGAAGTCGTTGCGAAAGCTCAAGGACGGAATGGGCCGTTATCTGTGGCAGGCCGGATTCAATACCGGCGCCCCAGACATGCTCAATAATCGTCCTTACACGATCAACCAGGACATGCAGGCCACGATTGCAACCGGAACGACCACGATCGTCTTCGGGCAAATGTCGCAATACAAGGTGCGTCAGGTCAACTCGATCCGACTCTATCGGCTGGTCGAACGATATCGCGAAAACGATCAGGATGCGTTTCTGGCATTCATCGAAGCTGACGGCAACTTGCTGGACGCTGGCGATCATCCGGTCAAGTGCATGGTTCAACCTTAATCCTCTTTCTGATAGTCGGAGATGATTGAAAATGGCTGTAATTGAAATGATGAAAGTCAAGCTGGCAACCGGGCGAGTTGGGCATAAGTTCAACGAACGTGGCGAACAGGTTGGCGAGTTTTTCCAAAACGCTGGGGACGAGGTCGAAATGCCGACGTCCGAGGCGAATCGATATCTCGAAAGAGGAATGGCTTCACGCATCGTCGAAGTCGGCAAGAAGTAAACGCAAATTCACCCTTGAAAGGGATTTTTGATGAAACAACACGCATCTGACGAAATCAAAACCGTCGTTGTGCAAGACCAGGTTTCCGCTGGTACTTCGCTCGTGACGTCCAGTGCTTCCGCTGACTCGCTCGGGTATGACGCGGCACGGGCCGTGGCTGTCACAAGCACGGCAACAGCTGGCACTGTCTTGACGCTGAATCTCTACAGCGTCGCCACGAACGTGCAGACCGGCGGAACGCTGGAAACAAGTGCGACGTTTACGTCTGTGACCGGCACCGACGCCACGTTGAAAAGCCTGATCGTCGACGTCATCAAGCCGACGCACCGTTATCTCTATGCCACTCTTTCACGGACTACGCAAAACTGCGTCGTGAATACGATTCTGATCGAGTTGTACCGCGCGAAGGCCGTTGCGGTATCGCAGGATGCGACGAACATTGCCATTACCAAAGTCGTTGCGGGTGGCGTGGTCTGATTCTCGTTTTAACGCGGAGATTGTTATATGACCACGTCTGAAAATGGCCATCATCCCAATCGATGGTATGACGATCAGGGCGGAAACGCCCATATCAACGGTTCGAATTTTTACGTTAATGAAACCGGGTCGATTTATCCTGCGATGCCCTACGCCGACAGTTTGACGGCTGTTGGGACAAACCAGGGCGGAGCGTTACAGCTTACCGCATCGCTGAACAAGATCACGACGAGCACTGCGACGGCTGCACCATTTAACGGCGTCCTGCTGCCGTCGGCAACCGCTGCGTATGTCGGTCAGTTGGTTGTGGTCAATAACTTTTCCGCAAACCCGATCCAGGTGTATGGCGCGGGGACCGATACGATCAACGGCAATACCAATACGCTTGGGTTGACGCAGGGCGTCGGCACTTCATGGGACTATTGTTGCTCTGCTCTTGGTCAATGGACAGTTCAGCCGACACAATCATCACAGTCCGGGATTGTCGCGCTTTCGGGAACAGCAGATGCGATCAGTCCCCATCTTGCACACGCATATGCCGTGACGAAGGCTGGCGTCGACGCAATGACGCTCACGGCTCCGACGGCCACCGTCGACGATGGAATCGTTATCAGTATTTCCAGCGCGACCGCAAACGCTCACACGCTTACAACCGTCGGCTTATTGCAGACGGGAACCGCGAGCGTGAATACGGCGACGTTTGCGGCGCAAAAAGGGGCCGGACTGACATTGCGTGCTTATCAGGGGTATTGGCAGGTCCAATCCGCTGTGGGAATCACATTCTCGTGATAGGGGTGTGACGCGATGTTTGTTCAACGATTCACCGTTCCGCTGGCAACCAGTGCTGGCGGAACGCAGACGACGACAACAAGTGATCAGGGCGTAAACGGACAGGTAAACGGTCGAATTCTGGAAGTGTACTACGTGCCAGATGGGGCCGTTCCGCTTGCTACGGGCGCAGTCGTCACGCTGACTGGCGAAACGAGTGGAATTCCAATTCTGACTGTAACTGGGATCGGGACGACCGCAGTCAATTATGCCCCTCGGCAAGCGACTCATACGATCGCCGGGGCCGCTGTGCTTTATGCGTCTGGCGGGACGGCCGTAACCGATCACATTTATATCGCGAACGAACGAGTACAAGTGACGATTTCGAGCGGCGGGGCCAGCAAGGCGGGAACGCTCTATATCGTAGTCGGATAGGGCTATGCTCGGCGAAGATCAATATTACTACCGTACGCAAATAACTCCGACGTTCAAGGTGGTAACGCCCCCTTCGTCAGAGCCAGTAACAATCGGCGATCTTCAATCGCAGATGAATCAGGATCTGATTGATAATGGCGGAAAATACACTCGCGTTTTGACGGCAGCTCGCGAAATGTTTGAGGCGGACTCGGGAGTATCGCTGCTGCCGACCGTGTGGAATTGTTACCTCGACCACTTCCCGTGGTATGAGGAATCCTACGATAGGCGGACTGTCAAATTGATGCGCGGTCCGATCTCATCGGTTGCGTCAGTGACCTATATCAATTCGGCCGGTGCATCAACGACGCTCAGCACGAGTGTTTATCAAGTGGATATTGCCAGAACACCATCACGGTTAATGCCGCTTTGGGGCCAAGCATGGCCGGTTGTGCAGTTCTCGACGGTAAATGCAGTGACGATCCAATTCACGGCGGGATTCGCCAATGCAGCGGCGGTCCCACGAAAAGCGATTCAGGCGATTTTAATGCTGGCCGGGTATTGGGTCGAAAACCCAACGATGCTTGGACAGGTTGGCGGTGACATCACGAAGGCGTATGAATCACTAAAGGACGCCGTCCACTGGGAGGTGTTTGATGAATAAATACACATCTGGAGACTTCAATAAATACGGAAATGTATTCAGCCTGAAGGCGAATCTGACGCCCGATGCGAGCGGTCATATTAATGAGGCCGATCCGACAAATTGGAGCTTAGTTGGGCCAAGGCATTTCAAAATCATGCCTCGCGGATCGAAAGAATTCATGGTTGGAAGTCAGTTGAATTCGAATGTTACTCATCTTTTGGTGACGACATACGACCGGCAGAGCAAATCGTTTTCGACGAAGGACAAATTCGTTTATCAGAATCGAACGTTTTCGCTTTATGGGCCTGGGATCAATGTAGACGAAAAGAATCGGTTCATTGAATTTCCAGCGGTCGAATCACCAATGGCGGCGGGATGACGCGATGGGTGACAAAATTGACGGCTTAAAAGAAATGCAGGCCACATTCAGCAAAATGAAACGCGGTGCATTTCGACAAGTTGCGATACCGGCAATGAATGCGGCTCTAGATGTTTTAGTCGAAGAAGCAAGAAGCGATGTTCCACCGGAGTTATCGCATGTTCGACGTTTAATTCGAAAACGAATCGTCAAAGTTAGTGACACCGAGGTTATTGGCAAGGTCGGATGGGGAGTAGGTCAGCGGGGATCAAAATCCAAACGAGGGAGGACTGCGTTTGGAGGCACAAGAACTTCACACGGCGGGGTTGGAATAAATACCAATAACATTCATTGGTTTTTGATTGGAACAGGCCAGCGTTACACACTGAAAAATCATGCTTATCGCGGGGTTATGGAGCCTCTTCAAGGACTTAAACTCGTCCTTGCAGATGCGTTCGGAAAAGGCAGCGGAAACGCGATTAGGGCAGCGGTTGAGGAATATCGAGCACGTATCAGGGAACAATGGGACTGAAATGTTAACTCACGGTCTACGAACGCTGTTTCTGGCTCAGTCTGCGATAACGTCGCTGGCTCCCAGTCAGGTCGTAGGCCGAACGACATACCCAGCGGTGTTCTGCGATAATGCTCCGCAGGGCGTACAGCCTCCCTATGTCGTGTTCCACGCGAATGCGACAGATCCGATGGTGACGTTGGATCTGACTTACAGCGAATCGCTGAAATCCGACGACATCGAAATTGACGTTGTCGGATATTCGGTTCCGCAGGCTCGGGCACTCAGCGAAACGATTCGACAATACTTCGACGATTATCTCGGTTTCTTCGCGACCGGCACGAACTCGTCGACGGCAGCATTACTGAATTCGACTAACGGACCATTCGCGATTGTCGGTCAAGCAGACGGCGTCAAAGGCGTCAAGCTTCCATCGTTCATCGGGACGTATCAGGTCGCGAATATCCAGAAATCCTATTCGCTGTTTGTTTATTTGCCGGACGGCACGCAAGCGACCGTCGCAGCATCGTCCACAGGACTCTATACGAACACGGCTGGAACGTATTCGCAAACGAGTGTCACGTCGACATCGGAGCCGTCCGACGTCGTGCATGCCGTGATCTGGCAGGACGAGGGATATTCCTACGACTTTCCCGACGAAGGCCGCGATACGAAGTACCACATCATCACGACCAGCTATCAAATTCAATCCGAACAAGGAGTCTAAGTTATGACTGTTGCCAAAATCGCTTCCAAAGGGTCGACGTTTTCCTTCGGAACCTCTGGTTCCCTGACGGCACTTGCTCAGGTCACATCAATGGACTTGAGCGGAGTTGAAACCGAAACGTTCGACGCCACAACGTTGGATCAGTCTGGTACGGCGAAGACACTGTTGCCGACGGGCTATTACAACAAGGGCGAAGCATCTGGAGAAGCGTTTTTTGACGCCACGGCCTTGGCTGGAATTATTTCGTTTACGACGGCGTCACCGATCGTCGTTGGTGCGTGTTCGATCACGGCGGGGTCAGGTGCTGTATCTGTGCTCGCATCGTCGACCGTTGCCGCTGTTTCTTACGACGTCAAGATTGCGATGAATGACGGCGTGAAAATGTCCTGGAAATGTACCCTCTCAGGTTGATAGGTGATTGAAAATGAAATGTGCGTATAACCAAGATGTGCCCGTGTGTCTTGTCACACTTCCGGCATTAGAAAAGGCTCGTCTGGCCGCATTGGCCCCAGAAGATCCGAATAACATTCGATATCGACCTGGGTTGGACGGGAAACCGGAGCCGTATTGGCCCGCTGGTGCCGTGCGTGAAATCACCGGTCCGACAGGTGCCGTATGGCATTGCCAGCGAGGAATCGCGGTTCCCGCCGACGACGAGTGTGCGAACGCTCTCGGCTATACACCCGAGCAACTTGCGCAGGCCAAGCACGTCTATCAGCGAATTCTCGACGGGATTCACCCCGAAGATTTCGCGCAGTATGACGCTGGCGTGATGAAGGGCTACGACAATATGGGAAACTGGATTCCCGGCCCGAACTTCGACAAGTATCAAGCCGCACAAAAAGCGGAACAAGAAAAGAGTGATATCTGATGAATGAGGATGAGCGTTTCGCAATGCGACTTGGACTATTTCTGAATCGATGGGACTGGTGGCATTGTAAGAGCGAACAAACTCCTTGCGAGTGGGCGTTTTTAATGGGAATTGGCGATGGCATCTGAACTAGACAAATGGGCTAAGAGACACTGTTACCCGGTTGATCTTGGTGACAACGAAAAAGGGTATGTCAAACCGATGCGGTTCCGCGATATGGACTCGCTCTCGAAAATGGAAAGCGATATCACGAGCACGCAGCGGACGCAATGGTATTTAGCCTGTTGCCTGTGTGATGAAACCGGTCAATCTCTGATCGCAGAGAAGTCCACCGAAGAAACCGGAGAGCAGTTCCTGAAACGAATTGACGACGTTTTCGGCGAATGGGAAACGCCAATGATTTCCAAGGCGATGGCCGCGATCATGAAAGTTATTTCTCCGACTGACCCCGACACGCTCGTAAAAAACTAATTGCCGACGAGGACGCTCGATTCGCGGCGTTCCTCGGTCGGACGTTCGGTCGAATGGACTGGTGGCGAATCAAAGGCGAGCATACTCCGCAAGAGTGGGCACTGCAAAAAGCGATATTCATTGCCGATCCTTGGGGCGAAACTCGGGACGACCTACGGGCGGCAATTCAGACTCGTCGGATTGTGGTAACGGGCGGCGTTCCGTCGAAATGCGATGAAGAGGATTACGACTCATTGCGGTTTTATCTGAAGCACAATCAGAGCAAGCCGAAATATGTCAGCCCAGAAGAGATGGCGAGACTGTTTAAGGCACAAGGTCAACAACCGTGAGCAGCTACTTATCCGCATCGATGGGCCTGGATATCAGCGAGTTCACTCGCGCGATCGACCGGGCATTGTCGACGCTGAATGATATGTCGTCGCAGGCCACGGAATCGATGAAGAAAATCGAGACATCTACCAATGTGGCGACGGTTGCCGTTGAAAAACAGAATAAATCATGGGGCAAACTGGCTGGCGAAGGGTTCCGGGGTGCCAGGCAAAGTTTGCAAGACTGGGGCGATACATCACGTTCCGTCGGTAAGCAAATGCAATGGATGGGGTTCGCTTCCACATGGATCGCGCGACTCGGTTTGGTAGGTGGCAAGACGGGTGCCGTTGCAAAAGTGCTTGGACAGGTTTTCAGTTCGACCGGAAAAGAATTGAAGACGGCTGGCTGGTACGCTCAGGTTCTCGGCAAGAATTACGAGGATTCAGGCAAAGCAACGAAAGCGATTGTCGATGGTCACGACAAAGTTACGGCATCGACTAAGCCTCTCAGTCAATCACTACTGAATCTTACCGGCAATCTAAGTGTTACCGCGTTGACCGGTGCTGTTGCCTGGAAAGCTGGACTCGATGAAATTGTTGAGGCCAGCGGCAAGTGGTTAAAAAGCGACAGCGATTTGATGAAGTCCGTGTCGGACATCGCGTCTACACTTAGTGCAACCGTCCAAAACGGTTTCAATATGTTCGCGGAGGGCATTGAGGGATCGGTTAACGCTCTGCTGAAATTCACGACCGGGTTTGATTCGATCACAGAAATGGTCGATGCGGGCGGATCGATTCTTACCGACTGGGCAAAATATGCTCAGTCGGCAATGACGGAGTTCGGAAAATCAGTTCAAGAAGCCGGACTGGTATTTGGCGCTGCGCTCGCGATCTTCCAAAGCGGCGGCAATTTCGACGCCGGTGCATATATCGAAGAGGGCCGCAAGCTAAACGAACTGGCCGAGAAGACGGCAAAAGTCCTCTCGAAACAAAACACGCTGAAGGGCACGCTGGCGACAATCAACGACGCTGCCGGAAAAGCGGCCTCTGAAGCCAAAACGAAAAACGAGCTGGCACGAATCGCGACTCTTCAAAGCGTCGAAGCCATCGACCAAGAAATCCAGGCGATGAAACTGGCTGCGTTGGCGACCGACGAATCTACTCAGAAGAATAAAAACTGGATCAAGGAGCAGCAGGCAAAAGCGGCGGCACTCGGGCAGCGAAAGCAAGACTTGATCTCCGGTGGAACTCCGACAGGATCGGCAGATACCGCAAAGGAAATTGAGAAGGCACAGAAGAAACTCGACGAGCTGACGATGGGTGAAGAAGCTGTTGCCATCGCAACGGCGAAAGCCAATGGAGCAACCCAAGAACAGATCGACAAGCTGACCGAACTCCAAGACAAAATCAAATCCGCGACATCTGCCGAAGAGGCTCAGAACAAGATCGAGGAAGCCAACGACAAAGCCGCTGATCAATTGGCTGAACTTCGACGGCATTACGACGAGTTGACGGGGGCAGTCACGAAAGCCGATGCAGCACGCCAAAAGATGGAAGCTGAAGGCGTTTCTCATGGAATTGCGAGCCAGATTGCGGACATGCAGGAGGCGATTGACGCCGAAAAAGCAAAGCAAAAAGAGGCCGAAAAGACCGCTGAAGTTCGAAAGAAATTCGCCGAGCAAATCGCCGAAATGGAAAACAAAGTCGAAGAGGCATACGGCAACAAAACCAAGGGAGAGATTGCAAAAGAAAAAGCACGGCGCGACGGTGCGACCGAAGAGGAAGCGACGAAGATTGGTGAATTGACCGACGCGGAAGAGGCGGCGAAAGAGAAGGATAAAAAAGGCGGAAAAGGAAAGTCGGATGAAAATCAAGCAGTTCTCGCCGGGACTGCCGAAGCGAACAAGATCATTTCCGGCGGTTCGTCAAAACTCGAATCCCTCGCTGAAAAACAAATATCCGCGACAAAAGACGTCGTCAAGGCAATAAACAACCGTGACGAGGTTGAGTTCTCCGTCCTGGAGGGCGTTTGATGGGCATCCTCTCCAATGGATGGAAGTCGGAAAAAGCGACATTCACGACGAACAATCAGGGCAAGATTATCCGCAACTACAGCCACAAAAGGCTGATTGTCACGGATACCCTGATGAATTCCGTAGACCTTTTTAATGCGGCTGGCTACCAGCTTGGTCAGACGTTTTCCAACGATCAATTGGCAGTCCTGACGTCATGGAGTCCGACGATTACGGTCGAAGATGGAAAATACAAATGGGATCTTGACCTTGAATATTCTACCGAGGGCACTCCCAGTTATGCGAACTCGATCGACCCGACAAAGCAGCGAATAACGCGCACCTGGCAGACGCAAGAGCAGACGCTGTATATCGTCCGCGATCGCAATTTCAATTTGATTGTCAACTCAGCGAACCAGCCGTACGACGGCGGCATTCCGGTATCGATCGAACTGCCGACGCTTACGTACGAATTCAATCAATTCAACTTCAGCGGATCGACGGCGACCGGCTATTCAAATTCACTGAATAGCGACTATTTCAGCGGGGCAGCACCGGAAACACTGCGTCTCAAAATCAGTGCGAAAGAAACCTTCGAAGGTCAGTACCAATACTGGGCGACCCGTTACGAAATGGCCTATTTCCCGTTCGGGTGGCAGCCTCAGCCGATCAACGCGGGTTTGTACCAATTGGTCTCCGGCAAGCTCACGCGGTGCAAGGATCGAGACCAGCAGGACGCAACAAGTCCGATGCCGTTGGATGAAAACGGACTTCAGATACCGGTGGCCAATCTGCCGGACGCGGCTTTCGTCAACAAGGTTGAATTTTTCAATACGGGACCGTTCGGCAGTCTCGGTATGCCTCCACTTTAAAGGAAAGAATAATGGCTCAAGTCATCGTAGGCGCTGGCGGGGGAATCATTCTCGATCCCGGTCAAGTGAGAAATCAGGAAATCAGTTCCGCAACAGGCGACCAGCTTCAGTATTTCAAAGTGCAGCACAAGCTGAAACCGCACACGACATTCGGCACGGCGATCGGGGGCACTCCGACGGCTTATGAGGTTCCCGTTTATGTCGCCGATGGTGCGGGCGTTGTTCTCGGCTTTCACGGGAAACTGAATGCGGCTGGTAGTTCCACTTCCGTGACAATCGACATCAAGAAAAACGGAACGTCAATCTCGACAGGTGGAACGGGAATAACGATTGGCAACACGACTGCCAAGATTGACGGGACCGTTGCGACGGCGACGTTTGCCGCTGGAGATGTATTGTCACTCGCGATTTCGGGAACGTTCACCGGCGCTCAAGGCCCGTGGGCGTGCATCAGCCTATACGAGACGGTCACGACGACGACATAGAATTGAGGACGACATATGCCGAAACCAGAAGGCCGCGTCGTATTTTCGAATGCAGCGGCGGATGACTTTAAGAGAATACGAAAAAAGGTTCTCGGAGGTCAGCCGGGAGTCGGCGATTATGGCGGTGGCGGTCATCCTACAAACGGGACGTGGTATTGGTGCAGGACTGCATCCAGCGTCAATAGCGGGACGCTCGAAGTGCCTACGACGTTTACCTACAACGTTTGGCTTCCCGATCCGTCCAGCAACGCTTTTCCGCGTCCATTCATTGTCGCGACGGATTCCAACTTGCTCGGAATTACGGGCGTAAATCGATCCAGCTTCACGACCGGGAGCGGGACCACGTTCAAGATGGAATACATGTTCGGCGAATGGACTCCCAAATGGGTTGATTGTTGATGACTTCTCGAACAGGCTGCTGCCAAAAATATTACACGACCCGCAAATACGACAAGAGCGGTAACGTGACATGGTCGAAAGACTATTTCCAGGGTGTTCCGATCTCACCAGCGGGCACGATCGGCAATGCGGACTGGGTGACGCAAGCGGCTCTGCAGACCTGCACGTATTCCAACGGATCATCGGGCGTTGGAGCGACTCTGACATCGACGACAAACACCGCGTTGACGCTCACGTCAGGCTCGCCGACGACAAATCAACTCGTGCTCGTGATCAATCAGGCATCACCGGCTCAGAACGGATATTACAAAGTCACGAATGCTGGCTCCGTGTCCGTCCCGTGGGTGATGACTCGTAGCACGTTATTCGACACTCCGGCCAAGATGGCTCCCAATTCCACTATTTCGGCGTCGGTTCCACAACAAACATGGCAGCTAACGACGACCGGAACGATTACCATCGGTACAACGGCTCTGAACTGGTTTCAACTGACCGGGTCGTACAATCTAAACGTCTACGCTCAAGCGATCGACGGAAGCCGCGTTTACGTCGGCGGGGATCGAGTTCAGGCAACGCAAACGCATCAATGGTCAATCGTCTGTTTCGACATCGAGACCGGGCAAGTGCTTTGGGACTATGATTGCGGCGGAGCGGTCTGGAAGATCCAAGTCGACTCGTCCACCGGCAAAATCGTCTGCATGATCAAAAACGACAGCATGACGCCGGGGGGCTATTTTGGGACAACACTATTCACGCATGTTTTCAAACGACTGACGACCAGCGGCACATTGGATGCAACAAAAACATTTACCCAGCAGGTTTCTCCGACGTTGGGCGGATCAACTCCGACTGTCGGGATGGATTTTTGCATCAACGAAAGCAGCGATTGGCACATTCTAGGATTGCGTTTGACGTCGAATCTCGCATCGATCTATGAATGGACATCCCCGCAATCAGGTTCTCCGACATTACGAGAAATGCCGTGGACGTGCGGCGATCCGATCTCGATTAAACGCATCGGCGGCAGGGATTGGATATCGCTCTACGCATCAGGTGAAAACAATTACACGAGCGACGTCGTCCTGAAAGGGAAAGCACAATCTGCCGCACCTTATCAGGCGAGCGACTTCGATTTGAGAATCCCGAGTTTCATTTCGCTTGTGTCACAAAAGACGGTTCAACTGGTCGCTCCGACGGGAACGACGCAAGGAACGGCGTTGGCTTTGTCAGTCGGAAATTCGTATATCGTCAATCCGCAGTTCATAGTTAACGATGCTCAAAATGGCGTGAGTCTCGATCCCTATACCTATTCCAACGGAACCGGCGGCGTCGGGGCAACGTTAACCTCTACAGCCGCTCCCGGTGCGGGGACTCCTTTTCAGCTTAACGGAAGCACGACGTGGGGGTCGTTAGGAAACAATCTCCATACGTTTTTGATTAAGGACGAAACGCCAGCGAAATATAATGGGATTTATTTGCTCACGCTGGGCGGCGGCGGTGGTATCGATCCGTGGGTATTGACCAGAATTGCAGGATTCGATTCGTCCTCGTCGATCCATTATGGGTCACCCGTAAGCCCGTCGGCAGGCCCACTTGCTGGCCAGACATGGGCACAGAGCAACACGAATTCGACAATCGCTGTTGGAACGGATGCGATCTCATTTGCAGGTGGGGCAAACCTTGGCGGATCTGGAGTGACGCTTCCAGGCTCCGGCGGCTGCATCCTTCCAACTGGATCTGCTGGAGATGTGATCCCATTCAATCAAAACGTGAATATCGGGACTCTGATTCAGGCGACGGCATACAACCTCTATCCACCGTCGGGCGGCACGATCAATGCAGGTTCGGTCAATGCTCCAGTGACGCTGAACTCTGGTGATTATGCCGTTTGTGTCTCCGCTGGCAATTGGTATCTGTACTCGTATCTTGTAACACTGACGACGTTCGAAGTCGACGTTGACGGGTCAAGCAACATCGTCGGTTCAATGGGCGGAGAACATACTCAGCTTTTAACGTCCGGTCTGATGAACTGGCAAGAATACGGATCTTCGGAATCAATCTGCGTCGACTCTGACGGTACAGCGTTTTTCGCATCGGCAAACGAAACCGCGTCGAGCAATCGAACGCTCGTCTCCCGCGAACAGGGCGGATACTTCCGATTCAGCCATCAACATGCGGGGGTCGGCGAACAAAAGATAATCCAATACGACGCGAGCGAATCGGCTCCAATCCAAACCGGTCAGCGTCAAGATCCAACGACAGATCAATGGTTTTTGCCTGACCCGACGGCAAGCCCAGCATGCGGACGTTCCGCGACGGCTTCCAAATCGGGGATCGGCGGCAATTACACGGTTGGATTCTCAACGCTCGGCGACGGCGGCGGATTGGCTCCCCAGTCTGGAACTGTCCTGATTGCGATCCTGGCCGACAATTCGAATATCGGGTCGAGTCTTGCGATCAGCGGCGGTGCCACATGGACTAAGATCGGCACGGGCGGAACGACGGGCTATAAATCGTGTAGCGTGTGGAAGCACGTATGCGGCGGGTCGGAGCCGTTAACCTATACGGTGACCTACGGCGGTACAGCATCGACTGATTCAGCATCTTGTACGATTGTTGAAGCGTTCAATCTGAGTTCAACTCAACCAGATGGAACGGGAACGGGAAGCAATTCGGCATCGTCTCCCACTGCGACGTCAGCCAATGCGACAGACGTTTGCGTTACGCTGGTTGCGTCGTTCGCAGGGACGTCGACAACCTGCAATGGACCGCCGTCCGGGTATATGCTACGTGGTCGGTCTCAGAGTACGGCAGCGACTCCGGTAACAACGGCAATAGCGGTCAGGAATGAGGTCGGGGCGGCGTCTATTTCTCCGGGAAATTGGCCGACTCCAGACACGACGAATAGCTATCTGTGGACGCTGACGCTGAAGCCGTGATGACATTTTGTTTGCAAATCCAATGATCCTGCGGTGATAATAGCACGTTGGCATTTGTCGTGTGGATTAACCAATCTGATCGAAAGCGGGGGATTCTGTGAAAAACTGGCTATTGATTTCGGCGTGTCTGTTATTGGTGATCGCTTCTGGGTGCAGTAAAGGAACAGCAGCAACTGCGAAAGCTCCGGCAGCAACCACGCAACTGACTGACTACAAAACGAGTCTCGACAAACTGTGCGGGGACATTCTCCAATGTCTCGTGGACGTTGAAACCGAAACGAACGGCGACCGAGTCACAGAACTGGACAAGCGGATTAAGGCCGACTTCGCGAAATGTCCAAAAGCTCCGACCACAAACGACAATTCCGATGTGATCCGAGAACACGCTGAAAACGCGGTTTCGATGTTCGGTGCCTATTGTGATTATATGGCGATAGCGATCACGAAAGAAAAACGCGGAGGTGCTGATTCAGCGAAGACAGAACGAGAGGATGCGTCCATAATGAAAATGGGAGCGAAAGAAAACGTCGACAAATTGCGGCAGATCCTCGCCGAAATCAAGTGATCATGTTCGCAATCCTTCTCACCCTGCTCCTAACCGACCTGCACGGCGAAGTCGTCTCGGTAAAAGACGGCGACACTGTCGTAGTTCTCGTCGACAAAACCGAGATCGTCGTACGTTTGGCATCGATCGACGCACCGGAAAAACGTCAGCCGTTCGGCCAGCAGTCGAAAGCCGCGTTGTCGTCGCTCGTGTTCGGCAAGCAGGTTCGAGTCGTCACCAGCGGGAAAGATCGCTATGGCAGAACGATAGGCACGCTGTACGACGGAGAAACGAACGTCAATGCGGAAATGATTCGAATCGGCATGGCTTGGCACTACACGCGATTCTCGAACGATCCAGAGATATCCATGCTCGAATGCGAGGCCCGGACTAAATCTCGCGGCCTGTGGTCTGATCCGAGTCCGGTTGAGCCGTGGGTGTGGCGTAAAACATCTCGTGCAACATACAGTCGTTGATCACCATCCCGGTCGGATACCAGTTCTCACCGTTGTCCTTGCAGTATTGCTCGTCGTCAGGATGTGGGCGGGTTACGAGATAATACGCCGGGATTCGAATATGGCATCCGTCGATCAATCGATCAAGGCCAGAAGTCTCGCAAATGTGGTGATATTGACCGCAAATCGGTTCCTTGATTACTTGAATCCACTGGCCGTGAGATTCAACCAAAACGTATGTGAACTTTGAATCACGTGAGAGTTTTACGGCCGAGATATCGTGTCGAGCGGTCATAATTACCCTCTCCCCTAAAGTGGGCGGTGGATGTCCC